AGCATTGGTAGCAGCTTCTTCAGTAGCATAGATAGGAGCGCTTACGCTAGCAAATGCTCCAGTGGAACTGCTGTAACGACTGACACTTAGACTTGCTCCATTACCAACGGCGTTTTGCTTGAGAAATACGCTACCTGATGGAGCTGCTGGTACAAAGTTTGTAACCAACTTCCAATTTGGCTGCTCACTGTTGGTGCCTCGTGTAATTTTTGGCATACTGTGAGTTCCAACTTGAATGCCATAACCTGCCCAATTAGCAGTACCATCAGCAAGATGAACATGAACATTATCAGCAAAGATATTGAGTTTACCATTTAGAACACTTGCCGTAACTCCTTTGAGATTAGCCGAATTGATTTCTGCAGCAAGCGTGGTAATATTGTTCGTGGTCAATGTGATCGTTTTCTTATAGGCAGCACTTGTAGCAGTAGCCGCTTGAGTATAAGTAGTACCCGACGAGATTTCCAAGTTTCCTGCTAGCATTGTGCCTGTTGCTCCGCCTTTAATAGCCGGAACACTCATACGCCAATCACGTCTTCCAACAGCAACCCATGTATTGTAAAAAGCATCGCCGCTATCTAAATACTCGCCAGCCTTGTACCAGTAGGTGTCATATGTGGTTGGATTAGCTGTTTTATTAGTTAGTACGACAGCATAGTCACCGATATTACCAACACGAGCCTTGGGCTGACCTGTAGATGTGCTAGCAAGATCATCCTCATCAGTGATTATGATTGGAGATTGTAGAACAAATCTACGAGTTGTAGCATTCCATTCATGAATACCATATTGACTGTTAGCACTGTCTAACCACCATGTGCCATCAGCAGGAGCTCCAGAAGGACGACTGGCTGAGCCAATTAAGCTTGCCAAATCAATGTCCGCTCTGAGAGCATAAATCTTGTTTGTAGCGCCAAGAACGCTATAAGCAGTGTGAAGACCATACTCATTTAACTCATAACCTTGAAGAGCAGCACCACTAGAAGTCTTATAGAAGAATGGTGTTCCAAAGGTATTGATCAGATCACGCTGACTCGTTATTTCGTAAAGTTTGTTCGCGTTTGCTGCAGATGTGCCTGTCGCTAAGGTTGTTCCACTAGCAGCACTCTTGTTCTGAGCAGTTGCTAATAGTACTAGAGGCACTGAATTTGAGCCAGCAGGTAGATATTGACTTTGATCAATAATTTGAACATCTACACCTGGACTTACTAATGTTGCCATTGTTGTTTCTCCTAATAATGATAAATTTTGTACTAAAACCACTTACGGGTCTTACTAAATGTATTTATGAAAAAGACACAAAAATAGCGTGATTAGACGAGCAAAACATAAATAAAAATATCTACGGTAGAGATTTAACATGACTCTAAAAATAGAGAACAGACCCCCATGTATTCATTGCGAAAAACGCCCACGAGCAATTGCTTATCGTAGATCAAGCGGTACTATTCAATACAGAACGCTGTGTGAACGATGTTATAAATTACATAAGACTAACAAACTTAGACCCAAAGAGCCTGAATGGTCTAAGCATGGCTATAAGAAAAAGAACACTTGTGATCTGTGTAAGTTTGTAGGTCCTTATCCTTCACAATATAGAGTCTATTACATTGATGGTAATAACAAAAACAATCAACTTCATAATCTTAGAACGATATGTCTGAATTGTAGCGAGATTGTAAAGAGAAGACACGATACATGGACCGTGAGTGATATTGAGGCTAATAGATGATTGATTATCAATCGATGAGAATCATAAATGATCCCTTATGTGGTAGCAGTCACAGAGACGGATGTCTTATTCCAAGTGCGTTAGTTAGAATAGAACATTTTATTAAACAGACATTTAATCGTCAGTTATATAGGACCATGGAAACTGGCTGTGGTAGATCAAGTGTTTTGTTTTCTAATCTTAGTCAGCATCATTTAATCTTTACGCTAGATGATCGTGATCAAGAACGTAGCAGTGTGAACTATGTTTTAGACTTTCAAGCATTTAACAGCGATAATGCTGAATTCATAATGGGATGTACTCAGACAACTCTGCCGAGTTATAACTGGAGCACTAAGTTGTTTGATTGTGTGCTATTAGATGGCCCTCATGGTTGGCCATTTCCTGATTTAGAATATTATTGGGTCTATGACAAGATAAGACCCGATGGCATTCTACTTGTTGATGATGTTAATATTCCCACGGTTGGTAGAATGGCTGATATTATAGCAGAAGACAAGCAGTGGGAATTTCACGGGTTAGTAGACTATTGTGCTGTGTTTACAAGAACATCAGCACCTGTATTTGATAGATTGGGAGACGGGTGGGCATATCAAATGTATAATCGTCGAAGAACACGAATAGATCGTCATCGTACTCAAGATTATCAACAGCGTCGCTCATTTGTTGATTTGAACATTGATCTATCTTGGGCGCAATCTCTTCAAATGTTTCCTGAGATAGATCTAAAATTCAAACGATAATCTAAGCGGCAGCACGATGCTGAACACGTTGAATATCTAAAATCATGTCTGTAATTTGATTCTCAATCTCTTGAATCGTACCGTTATTAGAAAAAGTATAATCAACTTCAAGACCAACATGACTATATTCACTAGCATGAACTTGATGTTCTAATAACACTTGTCTGCTAATAGCCCAAGTCATATTCCGTGGACCCTGATTAAAAGATTCCGCGCTCTGATACCAAGAAGGGTCTTGTCCTCGCTTTACCTGAATAACAATTCCACCAATACTTCTAATGCTTTCAATTTCATTTTTGAATCGACAATCAGTAATGACCACATGATCGTTCGATGATAATAGTCGATGTTCTAAACTTGCTACCCAAATGTCGTTGGCAAAGTTGTTTCTAAATACCTCAGTACCTAAATGTTGTAATACAAACCGGGGAGTTAGATTGGGGATTTCTAATCGCTTGGACCACCATTGATCGACTTGCTCTCTCCATTGACGACTTTCTTGTGTGACGCCGTCAAGCATGACTCTGTCCCATCCAAAAATAGCACTAACAGCATCTTTTAGAGAGGCAGCATAACTCATTCTTCGAAACCCATGAGATGAAACTAAATGATTTGCTATAGTATCCTTACCGCTGCCTATGAGTCCTACTATGCCTACGATCATAACATGTCCTCCAATAAAACAATATTATAGCACTTAGTGCCAGCAATTTACAAGGGGTGAGTTATCCGATTACAAAGGTTATTGGGTGTGATCCATCTACATAATTCTTGAGTTCTAAAAGAAGATCTTCGTGCATCTTGGCACCTTCTTGCTTCATAGCAGTTCCATTCAGAGATGTTCCACCGCCAGGTCCAACAATACTGCCAAACTTCTCTCGTGCTTCACCTATCATGACTTTACACTGACCGATAGTCCAACTATAGATCCAATTGCTAATGAAAGGATCTCGAAGCAGAGTTATCTCAGGTTTAAGATTGTCTGTCCATAAAAGTAGTTGTTCACCGCTACCCTTAAAGTCTCTTACAAATCTCAACTCTTTAGTCACTGGGTTAAACTGATGAATCACATAGCCCCCAAACATACGAGCAGCCAATTCAATATAGCCAGCATAAAAATCATACGTGGCCAACCCACCAGCATAGTTGTAATTTAGAAGATAGGTATTCAAAACAGCACTGCTAAAGGGATCGAAACTACTTGAAGCAGGACCAGTTTCTAAACCTACCGTTCTTCTAAAGACTTGTCTTACTGAGGTAACTTCATCGGGCAATATGTAACTATTCTTATGCTCTTCAACCTCAATAACATGATAACTCTCTTCATAAGCGTTTTGAGCACGTTGACGATAGGTAGCAATAGCATACTTATAGGCAGCTTCATAGTGCTTGGGATCAAGCTCAAGATCGATAATACCACCGCCTAGTCTTAACTCTACTGATTCGAACAGGTCTGCTTTAAGTCTGTCTAGAGTATTATTCTTAATCTCCATGAGTGCTCCATCAAATTGATAGAGTATTTATCAGAGATCATTCTCTTTACGATTCTCACTTTGATAGACATTAAACTCTCCGCCAGGATAACGGCTCTTAAGCTTTTCTACATTTTCAGCAATAACGTCGTTAGGATCGAGATGTAGAGCACGACACATATTGATCCAATACCACATTATGTCGCCAAGCTCTCGTTTCATATGAAAATGATTATCAATATTAAGTGGCTTACCCTGAAAAGTAATCTTCTTTACGATTTCCATGAGTTCTCCCGCTTCGCTACATAATCCCATAGCACCTGTTAGCATAAGAGGAACATTAATCTCAGGTCCATGAATATTATTCACGAAGTCATAGTTACCATCTAAGATATCCAAACGATTCATGAACGTAGTCAAATCATTGCTTGGCTCACTGGTAACGGTTTCCACAAACTGCTCATATGCTTTCAAATCAACATGCTTTGTCATTTCTATTTCACCCTTAAAATAATTAGATCATCGTTAGTTCTGCCCTTGGGAGCGATCTGAACAGATTTTATCTCTTTAAACATCTTACGACCTGCTGGAATTCCTGATGCCATGAATTCTTTTAGTTGTTGTTCTGGCTTTCTAATGGTCTTGATCCCACTGAGAATAGGGTCAAATCCTAATATCGTGCTACCCTTAACTCCCAGCGTTTGACTATGACTGTCAGCAATATAATAATGAATCTTTCGTTTAGCAGTATCGTATGCCCATACTTCATTTGCTCCAATAATCTTACTTGGATGAACGCTTTCAAGTTTGAGTGCATCAAACCGCTTGAGATATTTCATCTTAGAGACTTGCTTTTCAGGACTAATAGCACGTCGAGCACGAGGGGCTTTTTGAGCCTTCTTGATACTTACATAGCCATTAAGATCAGTGATAACAGCCTGAATGAATTTGATAGTTGCTTTGATTTCAGTGCGAGAGTAGTTACTATAACCCTCTGTTAGTTGCTTATCAGAGCCTTTATATACCTCTTCAAATTCAGCGAGTTTTGCTTTCCATACTTCTAACAAAATATTGATATGCTGAGGCTGAATGTTCTTCTCAGAAAGTATGCCAATGGTTTTGCCTGAGAATTCATACTTGGTACCTGCCTGAATAAACTCATCCATGATGCCTTCGAGTTCGCCTCCGGCCTCACGAGTACGTTCTTTCATTATGTCCTGAATACTAGGACGATTTTTTACAGCAGTTTCTTCTCGTTGTATTTGTTTTCCACCTGTCTGAGACACAATCTTGATACTGCTATCATTTTTGAGTAAGCGAGCGATATCATTGTGTAGAGCGAAGATTTCAGTTTCAGTTAATTCTAAACCTCTGAGAGACATTCTTGCTAAAAAGCATAGCGGTATTCGAAGTTCTTGCTCATTTATTCGTCGAATAGCCTTAGCGTCCTCGGGATAGCCGTAATTTTCAACGTACTGAGCGAGAAAATCCTTTGCCTCGCTACGTCCATAAAAATGATTGTACCAATTCAGTGATCTGATAATCGCTGACTGGCGTAGATCCGAATCAGGCTGAATATGAAAACTTGGCTCATCACCGTAATACTTGGTGTCTGGATCTCGTGGGAGCAAAGACTTAACGATCATTGATTCGCTAGAAATCGAAGTCTTAATAGACTCTGAACGAGGTTTCGCTCGTTGAATTTTGAGTGGTTTTGAGTCTTTCTCAGCAGATTTTGATGATTTTCGTGTCATAATGAGCGCTTTTTATTTAGTAGATGCTATTATAGCAGGGATTGGATTTATTGTCAAGCGATTTCGGCTAAATACTAGTATATGCCACGCTTATCACTCTATCGTCAAACTAAGTCACATGACTATCGTTTCTTTGATCGCGTAATCAAAGAGCAGTTTTCTATTGGGGGGACTGATCTATACGTTCATAAGTATCTTGCTCCGAAAACTCCCGCTACAAGTCAAGACTTTAGTCAACCTGCTTATGATAAATCAGACCCAAGAAAC